CGCTCGTGGTGATTCAACCGACTACTCTGCATTTCACATTATGGATGTTGAAAGTTTAGAACAAGTAGCTGAGTATAAGGGTAGAGTTTCTACTAGGGATTATGGTAATCTACTGGTAAATATTTCCATCGAATACAACAATGCCTTACTAGTTATAGAGAACAACAATATTGGTTGGGCTACGATACAACAATGTATAGATAGAGAATATGATAATCTATTTTATATGAGTAAAGATTTACAAGTGGTTGATGTACATAGACAGGTAAACAATAAAATTAACAGAGCAGAGAAACAACTTATTCCTGGATTTACATTAACACAAAAAACAAGACCTTTAGTAGTTGCTAAACTAGAAGAGTTTTTTAGAGAAAAATTAGTAAAGGTACGTTCAAATAGATTAATTGACGAGTTGTTTGTATTTATATATAATGGTAGTAGGGCAGAAGCTATGTCAGGATATAATGATGATTTAGTAATGTCTTACGCTATGGGATTATGGATACGTGAAACAGCTCTTAGATTAAGGTCAGAAGGTATAAATTTACAAAAGAAAGCAATTAATAGCATAACATCAAATCAAGGTGTATATACACCAAGTAACAACAAAAATGATTCTTGGACTATAGAAATAAATAAAAGACAAGAATCACTAGATTGGTTACTTTAATTAAAGAGGTAAAAAATGGCTGATACAAGCTTATTTAGTAGACTACAAAGATTATTTTCAACTAACGTTATTGTTAGAAACGTTGGTGGTAAGAAATTAAGAGTTAGTGATACTAGTCGTACACAATCAATTTCTAAAAATAATTTGATAGATAGATACCAAAAAATATTTACTGGTGCAGGACTAAGTGGATATTCAGACTCATTACTAACAAAGTCTATGAGACTCAATCTGTTCAAAGACTATGAGTCAATGGAATCAGATGCAATCATATCTTCGGCACTTGATATTTACGCTGACGAGTCAACAATGAAATCAGAGTATGGTGAAGTATTACAAATTAACACAGACAATGACCAAATAAAAGAGATATTACATAATCTATTTTATGATATTGTTAACATAGAATTTAATCTATGGCCTTGGATTCGTAATATGTGTAAGTATGGTGATTTCTTTTTAAAATTAGAAATTAATGAAAAGTATGGTATTACAAATGTAGTTCCACTTTCAGTTTATGATGTGTCTAGATTGGAAGGATTAGATCCTGAAAATCCAGAATACGTAAAATATTTAATTGAGGCTGCAACAAGTGAACATAGATTTAAAGCTCAAGATTCTAGTACGAAAGAAGAATTAGAAAACTACGAAGTGGCTCACTTCAGATTGTTATCAGACTCTAATTATCTTCCTTATGGTAAATCACAAATTGAAGGAGCTCGTAAGATATACAAGCAGTTAACTCTTATGGAAGATGCTATGTTGATTCATAGAATAATGAGAGCACCCGAAAAAAGAGTATTTAAGTTAGACATTGGAAACATTCCACCAGCTGAAGTCGATAATTACATGCAACAAGTGATAAGTAAGATGAAAAAAGCTCCAGTTGTAGATGAGACTACTGGTGATTATAATCTAAAGTATAATATGCAGAATATAACCGAAGATTTCTTTTTACCGGTACGCGGTGGTGATAGTGGAACAAGTATAGATTCTCTTCCAGGTTTAACTTATGAGGCTACAGAAGACATTGAGTATCTTAAAAATAAATTATTATCAGCATTAAGAATACCAAAAGCATTTCTTGGGTTTGATGAGCAGATTGGTTCTAAAGCCACATTAGCTGCAGAAGATGTTCGTTTTGCTAGAACAATTGAAAGAATACAAAGAATAACAATTTCTGAGTTAACAAAAATTGCTATTGTTCATTTATACTCTCAAGGATATGAAGACTCTGATTTGGTAAATTTTGAACTTGAATTAACAAATCCATCTACAATATACGAACAAGAAAAAATTGAGTTGTGGAATAATAAAACGTCACTTGCTGAGTCAATGATTCGTGATGGGATAGTATCTACAGAGTGGATTTACAAAAATATATTTAATTTTACAGATGATGAAATAAAAGAACAAGATGAACAGATAGCTTTTGATTACAAAACAAAATTCAGAAGAAATCAAATTGAACAAGAGGGTAATGATCCTGCTAAAAGTGGTGAATCACAAGGAACACCATCTGATTTAGCTATGGGTAGAACTGGTCATGAATTAGATGATGAGGGTGGTTCGGAAGAAGGTGGACAACCAGGTGCAGGACGACCAAAAGAATTAAATAAGTACGGTAAAGATAGTAGTGTCAGAGGAAGAGATCCGTTAGGAGCTCATGATAAGAAAAAAGGTGGAAGTGGTGCACCCAAATATGGCAAAGCATTAGCTCTATCACACTATGATTCTCTTAAAAAATCAATGAGTTTTGGTAAAAAAGACCAAGAATTAATAACAGAAGTATCTGAACTAGAAGAAGAGTATCAAAACGAGGTAACTTCTTTAACTAAGGACATTTCAAATGACTAATTATTATTTAACTTTATATTTATTTATGAGTAAATATACATACATATTGGAGTAATTTATAATGGCTCGAAAATTAAAGCATTCGAAAATAAAGAATACAGGTATTCTTTTTGAACTATTAACAAGACAGATAACAGCAGACGTATTAGCTGGAAAATCAACAAAGTCAGTTTCTATATTGAAAAAATACTTCAATGAGAATACAGAATTAGGAAAAGAACTTGAACTTTACAAGTTACTTTCTGAAAAACATTATCAATCCGAGGTTAGAGCTAACGATTTATTAAATGTTGTTGTAAAACAACGTCAGAAGTTAAGTAATTCTAGTTTACGTAGAGAAAAATATAATTTAATAAAATCAATTAAAGAAAATTATAATGTAACAGATTTCTTTGATGGTCGTATTCCTAATTATAGAATACTAGCTTCTATCTTTAACATATTTCAATCTGAAACAACAGATGAGAATTTTAAAGCAGAACACATTGTTAATTCTAAATTTACTGTATTAGAACATATCACAAGTAAAAAAGTAGATGGAAAAAAGATTAAAGAAAAAGTTTTAAGTGAATATGGTAAATCAGATAAAGATTTAAGATTACTTGCATATCAAATTCTTGTTGATAAATTTAACAAAAAATATAAAACATTAGACGAGTCACAAAAAAGTTTACTGAAACATTATATTAATAATGTAAGTAATACTAATTCATTACGTGAGTATGTAGACGTTGAAGTTTCTAAAATTAAAAAAGAATTAAAAATACATTTACCAAAAGTAAATGATAAGATTACAAACATAAAACTAACAGAATCTATAAATCAAATAAATAATTTGACAAAAGGTAAAGTAGTTGATGAAAAACAAGTTTTAACATTGATGAGATATTATGAACTTATTAAGGAGATTAAAAATGTCCACAAAACTTGAAATTCTTAGAAAGTACATTAGAGAGTTAATTCAACAAGAGTTGGACGAAGCTTCTGTTACTGGTGCATTAGATGGTGGAGAAGGCCCACCTAGAACTCCTTACGCATTTAGTGGTGGTCGTAAGAAAGACAAAGATAAGAAAAAGAAAATTGCAAATGCTGCTGGTTACTCAAAAGTAACTGAGGGTAAATATCATGATTATAGAAATGATGAAACAATGACACCAAAACAAAAAATTGGTCGTTCAATGAGAGAGGTTAGAGATAGTCTTAGTCAATTAGAAGGACTTGTAAAGATGAATGTAAGATTGAAAAATGAACTAAACGTTAATTCACAATCTTATTGGAAGAATACACATAAGGCGTTACATAAAATAAGTGAGAGGTTAGTAAAACTAGCAAACAAAGTCGGACAGTTACAGTAGGTTCGATATGCCTTTTAAGGAGAACAAAAAATCCTATATGGATACTTTGTTCAGTATTGCTACATTGTTAAAAAGATGGCAAGTAGAAATACAAAACAAAGAAGTAGATAAGAATTATATGTTAAAAAGACTAGGACAATGGATAGAACAATTAGAAAGTCTTAGAAATGAAATAATGATGGGAAGAGATAAATGAAAACACTAATAGTAGATTACTTACCGTTTGAAATAAAACCAGAACAAATAAACGAATCCATGAAAGAAAATAGTGGTAAGTTAATTGTTAAAGGTGTTTTACAACGTGCTGAAGCTAAAAATCAAAATGGTAGAGTATACCCTCGTGAGATATTAGAACGAGAGGCTAAAAAATATACGAAAGAGTTCATCGGTCAACGTAGAGCAATGGGTGAGTTAGACCATCCTGAATCATCAGTAGTAAATTTACAAAATGTTTCTCACAATGTCAAGGAAATGCATTGGGAAGGTGACAACCTATTGGGTACAGTTGAAGTTTTAGGAACACCAAGTGGTAACATATTAAAAGAATTATTTAAAAGTGGAATTAAATTAGGTATCAGTTCTCGTGGTATGGGTTCAGTAGAAACAGTAACAGAAGATAATGGTGGTCAATCACAAGAAGTTCAACCAGATTTTGAACTTATCGCTTTTGACTTCGTATCTAATCCATCAACACATGGTGCATTTTTACACCCGACTAACGAATCGATAAACGAATCTAAAATAGTTGGTAGAACTTGTGGAGATTACTGTAAAGTAGAATCAATCATAAACGATATTATGAGGGGAAGTTAAATGAAACTATTAAATTCATATAAAAAAAT